AAAATCAACTCGTTTTGTTTGTAATTCCATTTCTTTCATTTCCTCAAACACATTATCTTTGACAAATTTAAGTCCTAAACCAGCCTTAAAAGAAACATCATTTTTTAATTCTGGATGATTAAGACACATTTGAAGATATACTGGCTTAATTAAAATTTCCTGGAATAGTGATCTTAAACGAGCTACAAATTTTCCAAATTTTATTTCGTCTCTTAGCATACCACTAGCATCCATATCATATGTATTACCACCTTCTTTATCAAATCGTGAGAAAGGTATCTTGGATGCCATTTTTAATCGGTCGGCAAAATATTTTAAAGATTCTGTATCTCCTAAATCTGGACCATCACCACCAACGGTACTGATTTCTGGAGATTCTCCATCTTTAGATGGTAACCAATATTCTTTATTGAATGGCATCATTGGTTTTCCGTTTGTCTGAATTTCACCGCTTTCGTAGTTGAAGTCTACTACTTCACGATAAGAATTCATTAACTGTGCCAATGACTGTTTTGCTCTCGTCTTAGATTTACCACCTACTGGGATAATAAACTGGGTCTTAAATGAAGCATTAGAAACAGCCCAGATAATTCTGGTGGTTTCCATAATTCTTAGTAAGTTAAAAGAACGGATAAGTCTCTCAACATAAGAAATTCTCTGTGGTGAATTTACCTGAGAATATGAAAGGTAAATAACTTGAGAATCCCAAAGCTTTCTTTCTTTGGCACCACCACCTTTATATTGTACCCATTGTTTCTTTCCTGTATCAGTATCAATACCTGGCATTAATGATATTGGGTCCAATTCTTTAAATCCTATAATCTCCGTTTGTTTATCATTATAAACTATTTCAAATGCAAGGAAACCATCAACTAACCATTTCCTAAAATAATTCCAAGGTTGGATAGCATCATTAAAACCAAAGTAATTGTAAATATTATTGTATATGTCGGCAATCTCTTCTTCAATCTTGTTACTTATATGACCATTAAATTCTGCATATGCACAATAATTACTCTCATCAAATACAATAGCTTCATCGGTTAAAACATCTAAGATATCCTCAATCTCATCTTGAACAGCAAACGTTCTTAATTGATCTCTTTTCTTTTCATAGTCCTTATCAAAAAATGAAATATTCTTTTTAAGGGTTGTGTCAGTTAAGGATAACGCAGCAAAAGCAGAATAAATATCATCTGCATCTGAACCCATAGGGTTCATAGTATAACCTATCTGATTTTCAGTAAATCCTACGGCCCTAGAATTACGAATGATCATATCATCGTAAGCCATACCTAAGTTAGATAAATCCTTTAAAATCTTTCTAACTGGGTTTGTGTTTGTAAGAGGACCTCGTCTGTCAGTAAAACCTGCCATACTTTATTTATTTGTTGTTTTATATATTCTTATAATATAATGCTTGCGCATTTAATATTGTTCCACCAAAGAAAAAGTTATCATCATTAACTGTACCAATGTACCAATCTTCATAGCCTAGTACTCTTGGCTTTTTCATACGATCTAACCTATACTGCCTTATAGCATATTTAATATTATACTTCATGCCTAAAGATCTTTTAACAGTTTCATAGTTAAAATCAGCAAGGAAGCTTTGTGCATTAGCATTTCCTAAAGCCTTTCCTGATTCTCTTTCCATTATACTACCAAATGATCTTACTATATCTTTTACAAAAGGGATTCTTGCATCATAAGGAATGTAATGTAAATTGATTCCTAGCTGATGACCGTCTATTGATTTTCCTAAACCAATTACAATTGGATAAGTATCATAAAAGGTTTCATCTTCGGTAAAATATCTAAAGCTGTACATTTTACCTTGATCTAAAACACCTTTTGATTTTTGTCCTATTTTTGCCAAAGCTTTAGTAGACGCTTTAGAAGCCCCGTTCCTACCTTTATTTTCAGCAAGATAAATATCTAAATCGTCTTGAAAATTACCAACTATCATAACTAAAATAAATTTGAATCTTCAGTTATTAGCATAACCTTAAAGTTTCTTTGTTCTGCTGCTTTATTAAGAGCTTCAGTTTTACAAAGATTTCTAACATAAGTTTCATAACCATATTTAAAATTGGCCATTGCTTTTGCAGTTTTTCTCTTAGGTGGTTTTGGTTTTTGTAATTGTGCCTTAGGTTTAATTTCAACTACATACTCTTGCATTACTCCTTCTTTATTCATTTTTACATAAAAGTCCGGATAGTAATTATGGAATTTTTTATCTAAGATGTTAAAGTATTTAATTGCAAACGGTTCTGATATCCACTTAATAACATTTTCATTATGATCACACCAATGGCAAAATTTTCTTTCCCAACTACTACGGTATATGATAGGACCTGGCCCCATATACTTTTCAGGATATTTAGGTTTATAATAACCTTGCTTGTAACCTGATTTCGCGGTTGGTTTAACTTTCTTTATACTCATTGGTATTATACTAGATTGTATAAATTCCTTCGCTATCAGTTCCCCCATCTATTGATACGGTTCCTGCATATTTCTTTGGGTGTAATTTATTCCAACCTTTTGCAAATCCTCGTTTTGCTATTTCAGTAAAATACGCAAATGCATTTGTACTTTTTTCCGGATTAAAGTTTCTCCAATATCTATAAAGATCCATATAGGCATATGCTATACAGTCTTCTCTATCTTTAGGATCACGATAAGTTAGTTTTAATGAACATTTATCTGCTAATAACATTAAAAATTCTAAAGCCTTTGGTGTTAACTCGTCTTGTTCTTGAGACTTAATGATTTCTTCTAAAAGGTCTCTATTGTTAAGGTAATTTCTTTTCCTTGGCATAATCTATATTATTTTATAATTATATACAAAAAAAGCCGAATGTTTAACATTCGGCCTTTTAGATATTTGATGGTGATTAAAGTTGTACTTTAACAATTTCCTTTTTGATGATTTTAGATTTTCCGGTTTTAGGATTAACCGCATTTAATAAATCATCGTCTCCAAGAGAAGTATATTCTTCAGCATTTACTAAAACTTCGTCACCTTTTCTAAGACCACCTGAAGTTTTTACTACTTCAGCTTCAACATATCCATCATCTAGATATTCGTCTTTAGTTTTTTTTTCAACCACAGAAAAGGTTTCTTGGAGTTCCTTTTCAAACTTAGAGATTTCAGAATCTAACAGATCCATAGCTTCTTTAAGTTCCTCAGTTTCTCCAATCTTTTTAGTAGCTTCAGCAACTTTAGCTTTCTTTTCTTCTAAGAAAGAGATCTTATCATTAATTTCAGATCTTTTCTTTTCGGCGGCGGCTTTTTCATTTCCTTCAGAAATTAATTTTTCAGAAAGAATAGAGGAAGCATCATAGTTAATGAATTCTTTAATAACCTTAACAGCTTCAGTTGCAGTTGGGATAAATTTCATTTCATTAAGTTGCATTCCGCCATTAACTTTATTTACCCAGATTCCTTCTTCAACAGCAATCATGGTTAAATAAAGATTTAAGAATTCAGTTGATTGAATGTTTGTAAAGTTATCCATCTCGGCTAACATATCAGCAGATTCAAAGAATTTGCAAACTTGATCAACCTTCCATTGATCTCTATAACCAAAGAAGTTAGTTGCCATTAAAGATTCTTTTAATTCGATGACGCTTGAGTTAGTTAAATCAACATCACCTAACTTAAGAGTACCTTCAGCAAGATTAAATTCTAATGTTTTACCATTTTCGCTGAATGTTACTAAAGAATCTCCAGTATGTTTAAATAACTTTAATCCTTCAAGAACATCAAAAAATCTTGAATCTTCTACATTAGCTTCAGTAATTTCTTTTCCGTTAAAGGAATAGTTTTTACCATGTAAGTGGAATGTTAATCCGTTTTCATTTTCCAATACCGGAGAAAGAACAGAAACAATCTTACCACTGTTATTTGCAGTTGCTTTATGCTCAGCTTCAGCCATTTCATTTAAGATTGATTTACAATCATTTGACCATGGGTGTTTGGAAGCAACTACGCCAAGCTTAGATTTAATAGTATCTTCAGATTCAGAAAGTAATTCGGTTAATGAATTGGTAAGTCCTTCATAAAGCTTACCTCTCTGAGAAGAATTTCTTTCAATTGCCTCAGAAACCTTATATGACCATTTTCCGTTATCATAGGTATTAGCAATATAAGATCTTAATTCTTTTACAGGATTAAGCCATCCTGCAGAAGAAAGACTGTTATGTAAATCTCTAGCTATTTTAAACTTAAGAGTAGGATTAACACTGCTTTCAATTTCTTCACTGACAACAGATACATCCTCGTTTTTGAATCTCATAGGAAATGATCCTAATGAATTTTCTAAAATGTTGAGAGCGTTTTTAGCAGTATAAGAAACACTTGAATTATCAGATTCCATTTCCTTTAGGCCATTAATGCTCTTCATAACATTTTCATACAATTCTGCAAGTGTAAAGTTCATTTTGTTATGATTTTTTTGTTTATTGTTGTTTTCGTTATACATATTCATTCCAGCTTTAAAGGCATTGATTCCAGACATTGCTAATTGCTGAGGTGTACCCATACCTACAAGAATTGATAAAATCTGAGAATCTGATTTGCCGCTTTTATAGAACTCATTAATAATGTCTATAAGCTGCTGTGGGGGATTATTCAAATACGGTGCACCTGTATTAACACCATACTGAGGATCAACACCACCACCCATATAAACTTGAGTCTGTCCTTCGTTGACTGAACTATTCATATTTAAATACTTTGATTTGTTTTATATATTCTAAGATCTAAAAGTTAATTTACCCTTCGTCACCATCTGCGTTTCTATATTCTTTACTTTCATCTGCTTCTGGAATTATAGGAGCACCGTCAATAGTAGTCTCTATATAAGGTCCTCCTGTTTTAATAGAATCCGGGTTAACATAACCGCTATTTGAAGCTGCCTCCTCGATAGGAGATTTCTTAATATCTTCAATCATATATTCAAATTTTTGGAATATGCCACCAAATTGTATTCCTATTTCCCCATTAGGGCCAGTTCTAAATAATCCAATACCTTGGCCACCACCTGAACCACCCGAACCACCTGCAGCAATAGATTGTCGAGCCATTTCAGAAACCTCAGTTAAAAGAATTCCATTTTCAAATACCGGCATAAATGATTTAACCTCTAAGTCAAAAGTAACATTAAATTCTTTTTTATCATTTAAACCAAATTCAAAAAGTCTATCTTGTGAGTAGTCTTCAGGGACAGCCATAGAAGCTTCAACTCTAAACATTCCTAGATCTACACTATACATAGTTGTCTTATATAGCTTTGTCATAATTGATTCGGTAACCTTTAACATTTCTAAATTATTGGAACATACTACAGTTACTCCAAATGTCATAGTTAAGGGTAGGAAGTTAGTATTTAATGCAAATGTTTTTAATTGACCTTCAACTTCATGTACAAATTCACCTCGAGTAAATTTATTAGTTTGGCTGCCCGAGTCAATAGCTAAAGAATTTAGCTGAAGAATACCTCTAGGGACTACTTCATAATCACCTATTGCCTTTCCATCAGCAACAGCATCATATAGAAAATTATCTGCAAGAAATCGTTCATTACCTGTAATTGAATAATAAAAAGGTACAGGGATCTTAGTCATCAAATCTTCTTCAGTCTGATTATAATAGAATACCTTATTTCTCAATTCCGCCAATGTAGCAACGGTTATGTATCTTAAGATTGTATTGTCCTTATTAAATTCTTGATTATAGGCACTCATGCATTAGATCTATTTTATATTCTATTTATCCAATGCTTTGAATAGTAAATTCAGAGAACCCAGCATCTTTAGTGATTTCCAATTTCTTATCAAAATATTCGCTAGGTAAAACTGTATGATTGATAACAAAGGTATTTAATCCTATGTCTTGAATTGTTTCATGAAGAATGTTAATGATATGATAAACACCATCACTATCTATTGAAGAAAATATTTCATCCAAGAATAAAATATTAAGACTTGAGAACCTGACTTTAATCATTTTCATTAAGGCCATGATAATAACAAAATCAACTTTTTTCTTTTCTCCTGTGCTTAATGTCTTTGGGCTAATCTCCTGACCTAAGTGATGGAGAGTACAATTAAACTTATCGTCAAATCGGATTCCAAAAGGAATACCCATCTCTTTGCCCATTATTAGGATGTGATTATTAAACGAAGGTAAAATTGATCTTACTGCTAAGTTCTTAATTCCATCATCACCCATAAGATTTTCAAGAATTGTTAAATAGTAATCCTCACCTTCGCTTTTAAGTTTGTCTTTATCCTTTTCTTCTTTCTTTTCTTTAAATTCTTTAATAAGATCTTGGAGATGACCATCGGTTTCACCTTCTTTTTCTGCAAGTGATATAAGTTCATTTTTAAGGCTACTCATTTGGTTTTCCAATTGACCAACTTTAACATGTATCTGTTTACCTTGCTCTCTTAAACCCTTTAGTTTTTCATCTATTATAGAAACCTCTTCATTTACAGATTTGTAATCTTTTGCCAATTCATCTAAGGTATCTTCCTTTTCTTTTTTAATATGTTGATGGAATTCTGAATCTAATGGTGCTTGGCATGTTGGGCATGAGTTGTTCTTATATAATTCAAGACCTTTTTTAACCGAGTTGATTTCTGATTTAATCTCGGATTCCCGTTTACTCGTTTTCCTATATTCCTCGTCGTTTTGTTGTATCTTCTCCTT